GCTTATCGGTGCGGTGGAGATGCTAAAGAACGACTATATGATGAACCAGTGGATGTATGACCAAGAAGAGGGCGATTGGCAGTGATGGTTTAATTCGCAGTCTCTCGCAGTAGCGTCAATACCAAAATACGCTTTATTTTAACAATGGCCCTCTTTACGAGGGTTTTTTTATGTACCATTAATGGTACGTTGTACAGTCTAATGTACATTCCAGTAGGTAATGAACCGCATAGCCTTTTAGCATTTGTAAGACACAAGCCAGCAAATACAATCCCGCCTCAATTAACCTTTCAAGCTTTTAACCTATGAGGATGTGTCGTGTTTTTGTGGTGCGTATATGTAGTAACAATGTTAGTCGTAATAGCCTTTGAAGATTCCCAGGTGGGAAAACTTTGGAACCGTGGGAAAAGTGATTAAGTTAGTGACCACTAACCTATGAGGCATCAACTCGCACAGGGTACCCCCCAAACGCACAGGGTCGCACAGGTGCATTTTTCTACCTTGTGCGAGTCTAGCCCCCGTGGTTACTGGGGCGCACAGGTCGCACAGGTTATTTCTCTTTTTTATTTAAATAGATAATAAAAGATAAATAAAGCCTATAAAGCCTTTAAAAACTCCCCAACTGATTTTTCCCGTGTTTTACCTGTGCGCCTGTGCGGATCGCTGAAACCCACTGGTGACGTGGCCTAGACTCGCACAGGGTAAAAAAACGCACCTGTGCGCCCCTGTGCGACCTGTGCGGGCTATTTTTCGCTTAGAAGAGCTACGGCTATGAATGGGAGAAGGGTAAGGATTACTAATGTTACTCCGGCGATAGCCATTACGTTGATTACGAATTGCTTCCTGGCGGCTTTAGCCTTTGCGGCTTTTATCCTGGCATCCTTAATCTTTCTACGTTCTCTTATCAATGGGGTGCTCCGCTAGGTTGGCTGTGTGCCTGAGTAGGCGTTAATCATTATATCAGCACATCCAACGTGTCCCTTCATTCGTCAACCGCTATTGTCAATGTGGCAGGGGATACACAACATACTGTTGTATCTGGGATATAATGCGCCTCATTCACTGTTTAACTGGAGTTATTGAGTTGGCAAACACAAAGGTCATCGACTACGAAAAGCTGTACAACCTAGCAAAGATAGGGCTGTCAGAGGAACAGATAGCAACCAGTCTCGGCATATCAGCCTCAACTGTCACAAGACGCAAGCGCGACGATGAGCAATTCGACCGTACCTTAAAGGCTGGCAAGCAAGCAGGCATAGATGCGGTGACGAATGCACTGTTTCAAGGCGCAACCGGGGACAAGCCCAACACATCAGCGCAAATATTCTTCCTGAAGAACCGAGCAGGCTGGAGGGATAAGACCGAAGTGGACGCTAACCTATCGGGCGATGTCACTGTTAACCACGACATAGATGCTGCGCTGCAAAGCTTGAAGGATGCTGGCATTGATCCTACTAAGTTATGATCGCTCCCATTCATGGTGGGACGAATATCGTTATAAATCAATGACTTACAGGCATTTGGTACAGTTTTTGGATCACTGCGGCTTGAAACCTGGCAGGATCGGCGCTTTTGAAGTCGCTTCGCAAAATCCGGGTACCTCTGGGCGGGCATACGCCCCCACATATCTGAGTACATATAGGGCGGCCTTTTTGTGACAGAAACGGCTTCAAAAAAATCGGGTTCAAAAAAGAAAGTACCTGCTCTGACAGCGGCCCAAAAAAATAAGGCAGAAAAAATTGCGGAAGCCATCCGCGTGGTAAAGCTGCACAAAGCGCAAAACCGCCTAAAGTATTGGGAGCCATACGGATGGCAGGAAGAGTTCTACAAAGCCGGAAAGGCTAACAAGCAAAGAATGCTGATGGCGGCCAATAGGGTTGGCAAAACTGCATCACAGGCCGCAGAGGTCGCGTTCCACCTCACAGGCTTATATCCAGACTGGTGGGAGGGTATCAGGTTCACCCGACCAACAAAGATATGGTGTCTGGGTGTGTCCGGTGAGCAGTTGAGGGATGTAATCGTCAAGGAATTGATGGGTATGTACTTGGGTGAGGGTAAGTTTGATGGTTCGGGATTAATACCTCAAAGGCTTATCTACCAGGTAACCCCAGCCATGGGGACGCCACGGCTACCAAGAGACGTAGCTGTGAGGCATGCGGCTGGCAATACAAGTTTAGTAAGTTTTAAGTCCTACACTCAGGGGCAGCATGTCCTTATGGGTTCAAGTCAGGACTATATCTGGATCGACGAGGAGCCGACCGACCCCACAATATACCCACAGTGTCTAACGCGAACAGCGACAGGTAATGATGGAAAGGGCGGCTACCTCGTCGGTACTTTGACGCCGGAAAACGGGATGACTGAACTGGTAAGTCAGTTCATGGACAACCCGAATAAGGGTCAGTACCTACAAAATGTGACATGGAACGATGCGCCACACATCACGGAGGAGACTAAGACTCAGCTTTTAGCGGCTATCCCTGAGTACCAGCGCGATATGCGGTCGAAAGGTATCCCGGTGTTGGGTGAGGGCATGGTGTTCCCCATAGCCGAAGAGGCTATAAAGGTCGAGCCGTTTGAGATACCGGCACACTACAAGAAATTGTGCGCTGTGGACTTCGGTATTACTCACCCGACCACCTGTGTGTGGACGGCCTACGACCCTGACAGCGATGTCATCTATGTGTACGACGCATATAAGAAGGAGGGCGAGGTTCCGGCGGTACACGGCGCTGTTATTAAGAGCCGTGGCAAGACAATACCCTGCATATACCCGCACGATGGCGACAACACGGAGAAGGGCAGTGGTAAGACGCTGGCAGAGATGTATTTAGAGATCGGCGTGTTGATGATCGGCAAATTTACGAACCCGGACGGCACTAACTTTGTCGAGCCGGGGCTTATGGAGATGTTAGAACGGTTTAGAACTGGGCGGTTACGAGTGTTCAGCAATCTGGTGCCTTGGTTTGAGGAGTTTAGGCGGTATCACCGCAAAAAGGGAAAGATACATAAGGAGTTCGATGACCTTATGGACGCTACACGATATTCAGCTATTAGCGTAACGCGGTTCGGCCAGAACGCGGTAGAGCGAGAGCAATTAACTAACGGTTCAACAGGATATACGACAAATGAATATAGTTTCTGAGATTAATGAAGGTGAGTTGCTTTCCTCACTAGAGAACAGCATCAACGCCGCAGATTCATATGCTGAGAGCGAGATCGGTCAGCAGCGTGACAAGGGTCATCGGTATTACTACGGTCAGCCGATGGGGAATGAGCGCCCTGGTCGAAGCCAGCATGTCAGCATGGATGTGTTTGACGCGGTCGAGAGTGTTAAGGCCATGCTGATGGAGACGTTCAGTGCTGATAGAGACATCTGCCGCTTCGATCCGCAAACCTCAGAGGATTTTGTGCCTGCGAAGATGGCGACTGCGCTGACTAACTACATCTTCTACCGTGAGAACAAGGGGTCAAAGGTTCTGCACGATGTGATCCACGATGCCCTGGTCGCTAAGACGGGCATTGTTAAGCGTTACTACAAGAACTATTACGAGTACGACGAGGAGACGTTTGAGGGGTTGGATGAGGCTGGGTTTAACCAGATCGGTGCAGACCCCGATGTAACAATTACTGAGTACGCAGAAGATATACAGTCGGTTCAGGTGCAAGACCCGCAGACAGGCCAGATTCTGGAGATGTCGCAGGTAATGTACAGCGGTGAGCTTGTCAGAAAGATCGACAAGAGCAAAATCTGCATTGAGGTGATACCGCCTGAAGACTTCCTTGTAACACCTCGTGCTACAGATGAAGAGGACGCGGATTTTTGTTCGCACAGAACAAGCAGAACGCGTGGCGAGTTACTAAGCGAGGGCTATGACCCTGAGTTAGTCGCCAAGTTGGATGAAGACAAGGACATGCACGAGGACGGGTCGCTAGGCAGGGACTCTGTTGATGGGTATCGGCACGATGACTCGTATGAGGCAGACCACGACCGTGAGTATGTCACTATTTATGAGTCGTACATGAAGAAGTACCGCGACGACTTGCAGAAGTGCGTTGTGCTGAAGGTGCTGCACAGCCGTAGAGTGTTACTGGATGTTGAGATCGTGAGCGAGAAGCCTTTCCGGTATTTCACGCCGTTCCCACTGCCTCATAGGTTCCACGGTATGAGCCTTGCGGATGTGCTGTTCGATATCCAGAAGACCCAAAGCAGTCTAAAGCGTGGTGTGGTTGATCACACGTTTATGACTAACACATCACGGTTCATCGCTAATTTGTCGTTGGTTAAGAACCCACGCGACCTGCTGGACAACAAGGTCGGTGCGGTTATCGACGTTAACAGCCCGAACCCTGAGAACGTGGTTCGTCCTATGCCGATGCCGAACTTATCAGGCACCGTGTTCCAGGCGATTGAGAACTTAGAGACTGAGAAGGAAGCGCGTAGCGGTATGAGCCGTATGGCGCGAGGCATGGACAGCACTGTTGTCAGTAAGCAGAACAGTTCTGACCTGATCACTCAGTTTATGAACGCGAGCAACCGCCGCATTATGGTGATGGCGCGTAACTTGGCTGAGAACTTCTTGAAGCCGTTGATGCACGACATTTACAGGTTGGCGATAGAGAACGAGAGCCAAGAGAAGATGATCCAGTTAGATGGTCAGTTCGTGCCTGTAAATCCGCAGTTCTTGGGTGATCGCACAGAGATGACTGTGGCTGTGGCCCTAACGCCTGAAGAGCAGGCGCAGGAAGCGCAGATGCTACTGTCACTTGACCAGCAGTTCACCTTAAACCCTAACGATCCAAATCTGGGTGGTATGTACGGCGCACCACAGCGTCACGCGATGCTCAGTCGAGCCTTTGAGTTGTTGAACATTAAGTCAGCGGGTATGTACCTGTTTGATCCGAACAGCCCAGAGTATCAGCAGCAGCAGCAAGCGATGCAGGCGCAGCAGGAAGAGGCAGCATCTAAGCAGTCTGAGGTTGAGAAGTTCAACGCGGGTATGACAGCAAGACAGGTGGCCGTACTTGAAGGTCAGTTGGAACTCGATGTGATGAAAGAGCAGAACAAGATGCTGATCGAGATGGAGAACATGCAGCATGCCCAGGAAGAGAAAGAGAGTCGCTTGCTGATGGACGTGGAGAAACAGAACCACGACATGGAGATGGACGAGAAAGAACTTGTTGTTGAAAAGCAACAGAAACGTAACGTATCAATCGGGTGATTTATGCCAGTCGATGAGAAAGCACTAGAAGACTTTATTAAGAAGGCGCACGACAAAAAGTACGCCAAAAAGAAAACGCGGAAACAGGCGTTTGACGATTTTAGAAAATGGAAAGATGGAAAGTTAGACCAAGAAACCACGCTACCAAGACCCCCCACAAGGGGGCGATTGGCTAGTGCCAACCCAAAACCCAAACCAACCACTTAGTGGAGTTTATATGAGTAACGAAGACGTAGGTGAAATGGCATCCCAAGCGGAAGCTTCAAGAGAAATGTTAAACAGCGCGGTGTTTAACCAGGCGTTTGAAAATATGAATCGTTCGATCATGGATCAAATCCTGGCTACGCCACCAGAAGCTGATGCTGAAAGAGAACGTCTGTACGCCATGTTTAAGGCTGGTCAGATGTTTGTCCAACAATTTGCCGGACTCATAAACAACTACGAGTTGGCGACACAAGAAGAAGTTGTGTAAAATAGGAGAATACCCATGTCAGAAGAGCAAACCGCAATACCGGACTCTGCTGAAGCAGGTGATAACGATATTATCGCTAGACTTACGGCTGTACTGGAGTCCCCGCAAGAGGAACAAACCGAAACGCCTGAAGAAGAGCAAGAGGTAGTCGAAGAGGCTACTGATGAAGTGATCGACGAGTCGCAGGAAGTCGAAGAAGAAACGGAAGAATCTGAGGAGGTCGAAGACCTAACCGACGAGACTGAAGAGGAATCTGAAGATGAACCTGATGTCATTACCGAAGGAACGATTGAGGTTGATGGTGAAAAGCTGTCAGTCGATGAGATCAAACTTGGGTATATGCGACAAGCAGATTACACCAAGAAGACGCAAGCTGTTGCCGAACAGCGTAAAGCCGCAGAAGAACAAACTGCAAACTACGAATCCACACTTAGCGCCCTCTTGACTGCCTCCGGTGCAGACCTATCACGTTTTGACAACGTGGACTGGGAGCAAGCGGCAGTGCAAAACCCTGATCAATATAAGCAAGCCAAGGCTATGTATGAGCAAACGAAGCAGACGCACGATTTTATTCGCGCACAAGCTAACGAGCATCAACAGCGTTCGCAGGCACAGCAACAGGCGGCGATGAAAGAAAACGCCAAAGAAAGTCTGACTGTTCTCAAATCTACAATCCCTAATTGGAATAACGATCTGTACTACTCGATTGGAGAGTACGCAACCGGGTCGTTAGGTGTCACTACCGAAGAATTTAATGAGGTACATGACCACCGCATGATTACGGCTTTGTACAAGGCAATGCAATTTGATAGGGCTAAAACGGAAACGCAAAAGAAAGTGAAAGCGACTCCGAAGAAAACTTTATCGGGCAAGAAAGCTGAACCAAAAGATTTAGGTAAGAAAGACAACTATCGCAAAGCGCGTGACCGTCTAAAAAAATCTGGGTCTATGGAAGACGCTGTTCAAGCCCTCTTGAATAGAACTTAACTTTAGGAAATTTATCATGCCAGTAGTAGCAAATACTTTAAAAACCTACAACCAAGTAGGTAAGAAAGAAGATATCGAAGATATCATCTATGACATCAGCCCTACGCTGACCCCATTCACTTCTTCAATCGGTTCTAGCTCCGCGTCAGCCACTCTACACCAGTGGCAGCAAAGTGAGCTTGCGGCTGTAGGCACTAACGCCGCAGTTGAAGGCGCAGATGCAGGCGCTGCTAGTAACAACACCACAACTATGAAGAACGCTAACACTCAAATCTTCACTAAAGTTGTACAGTCTTCAGGTACTTCTGAAGCTGTTGATACTTACGGACGTTCAAGCGATTTGCAGATGAACATCGCGATGAAAGGCAAAGAAATGCGTCGTGACATTGAGCATGCCTTCGTTGGTGCTTTGCAAGCAGGTACTGCGGGCAACGGCACAACTGCTCGTCAGTTGACCTCTGCTCAGAATCAGATTGATTCTTCTACCACTTCAACCGCTGGTTCTAACCGTGCGTTCACTGAGACTCTGCTTTTGGGTGTTCTTCAGGACGTGTACGAA